TGCCCAGCTTGTGGGTTAAACGAACCTTGTGGTGTCAGAGCATATTTAGATTCTGGAGACCCACCCATCTCTCTTCCGGTAAATTCATTTTCTGGCGGTGCATTTTCTTTCTCTGATGCTTGACTCAGCGTTGATTGATCTTTCCGTGCTTTTTCAGCATCTGTCATGGAATTTTGTTCTCTAACAGCTGCAAAAAACTCCAATACTGGCTTTTGTGTTGACAGTCTTGGAAAAACTGAATCAACTTCATGAATGAAACTATTCAAAGCACCTTCACCAATAACCTGGGAAAGAGGCCCAAAGTTTTTCATCACTTGCTCTTTCAGATTACTGAAAAGAATTTTCTCTCCCAGTGCTGAATGCTTTACTGGAGGAAGTTTGCCTGTCATCAGAAGCCCCATAATTTCAAAATCTGATGCATCATTGTAAATGTACTCAACCAAACTGTTCTTGGCCTTTGATCCTGAAGCCTGAATCATCTCTGCTAAAGTTGATCTGGCTGCAAGTAAAAACAAAGTTGAATTATCATAATTTTGTCTCTCTGTAATAAACATAGTTTTTTCTCCTTTATTATTTTTGATTTTTGACTAAAAAAATTTAGCCAATGCTAGAAATAGCAGTACCGTAACGCTCGATAACATCTGTTTTAACTTTAAAAATTTCTTCCGCATACTCTTGACATTTTTCTTTCACCCAATCTTCATGCCATACATAATCTAAGCTAAATTCAATTTCGGTGTCTACTCTACCAACGGTTTCAACATCACTTGTAAATAAATCCTGTGGATCTTTTGTTGGAAATACACCATCATACGCTGCATAATATTCAACAGTTTTTGCATCAGGAGCAGTAGTCCAATAATATACAAGACCGGCATATGTTGCTTTTGTATACCCTGATAGAGTCTCTGTATCAATAAGATTCGATGTTCCTGTTCTATAATCACGAATCATCTTAATCCAACCATGCATAATTTTGAGAATTGGTATTCCATTGAATTCAAGAAATTTCATAGAAACAGAGTTGCCATAATCTATATTTCCAGGGACAGCCCATTTAATACCTCCAAGCCCGGTAAACTCAACTTTGTTTAGGGTTCCGCCAGGAGGAGTTACAGACAAACAAGATCCTGTTAAAATCTTTCCGATATCAGCGTTGTTATCAAACCCAGCGTACTGATATAGAAAAGGTGGAAGCCGAGCAAACCATATAAAATGGTATCCGCTAAGATAAGGATCGGCAGTTCCCACAAGTGTACCACCAAAATTTCTAGACAATAAATTGTTTGCTACATTGGCAAATGAATTCTTTAATGCCATATCATATCCTCCTGTTAATTATGGAAAACTTTAAGTTTCCATAACTCAAAATCCATAAACTTCTAAGTACAATCTTATTACTATTTTGTTCCGCATTTTAATGTTTTATATTCTAATTTTTCGGTGTAGCGCCACCCATATAACCTTTATGATAATATTTTTATTTTGTTCTCATTTTTTCTCTTTAAGTTCATATGCTGTTACATCTATATATATTAATCTATGTACCAGTTTTTTATTTCACCTTTTGAAAGGAGAGTGTTGTGATAAAACTAATTAAAACAGAAACTTATTGTATTGAATTCCACACCGACACTGGTCTCGAATTAACTTATGGAATAAATGGATACAAAGATCCAGAAGTTTTAGAATTTCCGTCCTTATTGGATATTGGAATAATGGGACACTGTCCCAATAAATGTTCCTTTTGTTATCAAGGTCATTTTCACGAAGAGCATATGAGTCTGAGGAATTTCAAATCAATTATCGATCAAATAAAAGATGAAACAAATCAGGTTGCTCTTGGAGGACGAGGCGACCCAAATCTCCATCCAAACTTCAAAGAAATTATAGAATATAGTATCTCTAATAATGTTATTCCGAATTATACAACAAGCGGTATAAATTTATCTGACGAACAAATAGAAATATCAAAACAATGTGGCGCTGTTGCAGTCAGTGCTTATGACAAACCGTTTACCTTTAAAGCCATTGAGAAACTATCGCAAAACAATATTATGACAAATATACACATGATTGGTTCAAAAGAAAACTATACAAAGATATGTGATATTTTATCAGGAAAAAATCCTTGGGAAAATCAAATAAATTTGAAAAATATTTTTGCCTTTGTTTTTCTCTTATTCAAAAAATCAGGAGCTGGAAAAAATCTAGACCAAAATCTAACTTCTGAGCAGATTAGTTATATTGCAGATCTTGCATTTCAAGATAATACTCCTGCCCGGCCAACAATTGGTTTTGACAGTTGTTTTATTAATCATTTTCTTAATTTAAACAAAATAGATGAACAGACTCTTCCTTTAATTGATTATTGTGAATCAGCAAGAAAGAGTGCTTATATTTCTCCAACAATGGAAATGCTTCCATGCAGCTTTGCAAAAATGAAAGGAATTTCATTAAAGGAACATACGATTAGAGAAGCATGGAACTCTGAACTGTTCCAAGATACCAGACAATCATTACTTCATAAAATTCAATGCCCAATTAAGCTTTAAACGGAAAATTAGGGTGAGTTGATTTTTTCAACTCACCCTAATTTTTTTGCAAATTTTATTGAATAAAGAAGTTCAACTGAATCTGTTCAACGACTCTTGTTGGATTCAATGTAACATTAACATGGAACTTCTTTGTTTTTCTTTCATATTCTGTTGCTCCAACATCAACCGAATACGAATCTAATCCTCTACGATTCTTGATCTGTTCCAAAAATTCAATAATATCACCAGATACTTCACCCCAAGTGACAGGATCGTTTTGTTCAAAAATAAAGAACCGACAATATTGTTCAAGTGCTCTCTTACAATAAAGAACGAGACGAACAATATTAAGATCTTGTAAAGCACTTGGTTTTGCTTGAGAAGTTAACTGACCCCAAACAACATATCCTTGTGAGAATTTAACAATTGGGTTTAACTGTTTGAGATACATTCTATCACGATCACCAAGCAATGGATTGTATCTTAATTCTTTAATAACATCAATTGATGCTCTGTTAAATCCAGCTGGAGCAAACCAAAGTTCTGCCACATTGTCATTCCGTGGAATAATATATGACATATGATAAATTGGGCTAAACCATACATCCTGCCCTGTGAAAATATCCGATACTTTGTTATATGATTCATAAAGAGCAACATAAAAGTTATTGAAAGTATTGGTGTTTTCACGAGTAATAATAGCATTTGATGACGTTGAGTTATCACCATTATCCAGAATAGCAACACAGTCTCTTCTAGTTTGAACCAATGTACTGATTGCCGATTTTACATCTGCTGGATATCCGGCATCAAAAACTAGAGAGAAATAAATAGTTTCTGGATCGAGGATTGAATCATCAATAAGTCCAGCATATGCTTGTTGCAGAAGGAATTCAGCGCCAGTATTTTCATCTGTGTTAACTTCTCCGGTTGCTGTTCTTAAACTTCCTTCTGATCCTTTTCTCAAAGGAATTGGCTCTGAAGAAATAAATGCTGACGCAATATCTGTGTTACTTTTCTTAATTTGATAAGTAATAATTGAATTCGCGTCAAAATTTGTTGTATCACCAATCCAACTCTGAGTAGCACTCGAAAGATCTCTTGTATCGAAAACATTGATAGTTTCGTCATCAAGACCAGAAGAATTTCCAAGCCAGCCCCAAAGTGAATTTCCTTTTGCGTCTTTCGCAATAACAGCGTAATTGGCGTTTCCAGTTTCTGGATTTGTAATCCAATCACTGAAATCTTGTTTGTTATCTGAAATAGTTGCCGAGCCTGCATTATTATCTATAGTTACAGTTCCGATTTCTTTATCATAAGTTTTTACAACAAGTTCATATCCAGATGTATAGCTTCCACTTGGTAGAACCATTTCAGCTCTTAATACAGAAGAATAAATATTAAGAACATTCTGAATCCAAATAGAATCTCCAGAGTTGTCTTTTGCTTCTGGATTAAAAGAGACATTGAATGATTCAATAATAACATTGTCGCCATCTGATTGTTTTTCGTAAATATCTAAAACATAAACATCATTAATTGTTGGGTTAGCAAACTCTGTTAATCTTACACCAATTGCGTTGTAGTAATCTCCACGCCCAATTGGATATAAGAAACAAATTGGAGTCGTTGTTCCGTCTACTGCTAAATCGCTTTGAAGTTCTGTTTTTGTTTGAATATCAGAAACCCATGTAATTGAAACTGTTGCTGTTGCATCCGCTGGAGCCATAGATGCATCAATTCTAAAATTTGCATATGTTGCATCGTCTGGTAATGCTCTAATCCAATAGAGCGCGCCCGACTCGCCTAAAAAGTTATAAGCAATATACGGGCCTTGACCATAATCTTTTCCGTAATCGACAATGTTCGGTTCACCAAACTCGTTGACGAACTGTGCTCTTGAACTTAGAAAAATAAGTTCATTGTCACGTCCTTTACGAGTTAAACCGCACAAAAACCCGATTGATGATGGTACTGCTTGAACAAATGTTGATAAGTCTATTATCTTAGTATAGACCCCTGGCGAAACATTGGCCATTTGCGTATCCTCCGAATTAAATTAATTTCTCTAATTCATTGTCCTCTAAAAAAATCATCCTTATAATATATTGTATTTGCTTGATACGCTTTAAACGTATAAATACCATGTAAAAAGAAGTCGTCTATTATCATCCTTCAAAATTGTTGGAAATGTAACTCTTGCGAATAAAAGAAATGTTCCGCTGTGCCCAGCTGTTCCAGATGACGCTGTAAATAACCCAGCTTCACTTAATTCTTGATTGTTTGCATAAGCGATATCAACTGTCGTTTCGATCTTCAAAACTAAATAACGATTATCATTATATGGATCAACTTCGAATGTAATTTGATCAAAAGGAATTTTGTAATATCCTGTATCTGGGTATCCAACTCCTGCTGTATGATAATCTGCAGCTATAGAAGAAGAGGCAAGTATCATAACTCGCGATTCAAGATCAGTGTTTTCATTTGCTGGTGCTACAGGAACAAATGGATCTGCAGGGAGCGCTCCGCCTTCTCCAAGGCCAAACCAATATAAATGATGATTATTGGCTTGTTGATTAACTGGAAGATTGGTATTATCCAAATTAACCAAAAACTGCGCTAAGCTTTCGCGCCCTCGATAAACAACTAAATTGTTTTTTCTAATAAGTTGTTTTTTTCCATTTTCATCAACATCATAAATTTCAACGATTCCTTGTGGTCTTCTATGGCCAATATCGCACTCTTTGCCAACACAATCACCGAGACAAAGATCACCGTATCGGTCATTTACTTCCACAACAGTTGTTTTAATGTCTTTTTCCATACATTAATATCCCTCGTGTTTTTAAGCTTTATATTTTGTTCTCAAAAAATTGACGCTATACTCTATATCAATTTTTATTTTGGGAATTATTCCCATTATTTATTTAGCTTCCAAACCGGAACCCCGGTTCTCTTATCTTTTTCTTTATATTTTGAATAATCCATGAAACTTGTGAATTGCGCTTCCATACCGGTTTTCGCATTCCATAAATATGATTCTGCAGCATACCATCCGCGTATGAACCCCTTTCTGTAACTCCAGGCATCCTCGCTACAAATACTTGGTATCATTCTCACAACACACCCTGGAAAAGTGTCTACACCAACCCATCGAAGTTCCCGCTTTTTATGTTTGTGCCCGATATGGATCTCACGATAAATTGAATTCCCCCAAAGTTTAGGTTCTTCTGTTGCCATAATTGATGGGAGATCTACAAGTCTTTCTTCTTGTCCATGTGTGAAACAAAGTAGAGAGTTGCCCCATGGATAAAATTTTCTCCATCTTGGTGATACATCTACTATAACATCTTTCGATTCACTAAAAACTTCTTTAATAACATCACATAGATAATAAGAGATATTCGGATCATGGTTCCCCGGAATCCATTGTACATCAACAGGAGCGACCTGGCGACAATAATTGACAGCTTTAATAACTGCCTTCTTCGCTTTTGTATAGATCTTAATAAGGCGGCCATCAGCATCGAGAATATTATGATGTTGAGGCGTCAGATTTGTTGGGTCATCTATATGCAAGAAATCATTTCCGACTGGAAACAAAATTCTTGATATTGGAAATCCCTTTGTTTTCTGTAACAAGTCTTGAACAGCGTGTAAATATAGATCCTCCGCAATATCTAAATCATAATCATTTACTGTTTCTTTTCCCCAAGCCAACATTCCAAAATGGACATCCATCAAAGCAATTTCAAGAAGATACTCTCCAACAGGATCTCCAAGCTTTTTATCATAAACTGTTTCAATCTTTGGAATTTCTTTAATAAGTTCTCTAATGGCCTTAACCCAAACAACATTAATCTGTTTCAGCCACACTTGAATCTTATACATTGTGATTGTTTTTGGCGATGAGCCAGTTGCTGTTTTTTCTTTAACTGTTGATTGATATGAACCAATTGTGTAACGATCAACTTGCCATTCTGTTAAATCAACTTTTGCCACCTCAAGCGCTTGCTCTAAAGTTGTAATTGTTTGAGAACTCAATTGCAACTTAGCTGCGGTCTCGGAAGTTTTATTGAATTCCATAGATTCTTGAGACCCTGAATCAAAAACTAATTCTTCTCTGCCTGTTCTTATCTCAGCTCTTTTAATTTTTCTAATAGTTTTTCTTATAAATGAAGGGTCAATACCAATTCTTTTTGATAGCTCTTGACGATTAAAATTTGGATCGCGGTTATACTCTTCAATAATTATTTCTTTTTTAGTCATTAAAAACCTCCATTTTTGGATTACTGATTTTCTATTTTGTTCCCTTTTATGAGATATAGTTCCTAATTCAAATATTCCCAAGAAGCCTGAAAACACTGGGAGTTAACGATTTAAAATAAGTTTACCAGTCCCTCCGCCCTCATTATTAATAAGAAGATAACCGCCTTGACTTAATTTGAGATACCCGCCGACAAACTGCTCCTGAATAAAAACATGATCAAACCCCCCAACACAATCGAACATACCGCTCTCGTCATGATCTTGGAATCCGCTTATTTGATATAAAAGCATATCGGCGGTTGAGTCTGTGCTAGTTGGGTCTCCCTCAAGTAAAGTTATTGGCCAAGTTGTTGCGGCGGTCGAGTCAAATGGTAACGGAGTTACCTCAATATTCGCCGTGTTATCCAAACAAATTAATGAACTATTTCCTAATGATATCCAGCACGTACAATCAAAACTACTGTTTATATCTGTTACCGCGCCAATATCATGATATGAGCCACAGTCATAAGTATCTCGTGAATAGAATGTTGAACTTGTCGTATCAATACAAATACTTTCTATTTCTCCAGTATGATCTAATCCACAACATGGAATACTATCACCTGTCATAAAATCATGTATTATTTGTTCAACAGTGTGATCCATATGATCATCAATTGGAACAAAGTCTTCAAGCCAACTGTTAAAGACAATATTTTCAATGATAACTAATCGCGCGCGATACGGTTTGAAAAAGTTAATTATAGGATTCAAATCATCGAACAAACCAGCTAAACCAAATGTAAAAAATCCTGTATTAACAAAACCAAACCCAAAATTATTACGAATCCAAACTCCCATATCCTTTAACAAAGTTTTTAAAGTATCATCATTTAGATCTGTAAAGTCAAATAAATTTTGTTTAAATTCGGGGCTTATTAGCCCTAAAAGATATCCAGCATCTATAGGATCTTGAAGAAAATGTCTTGGTGTTTCACGATAAAATTGATCATACATTTCGCGTAACTTAAATGGTTTATTATATCTTGTTATTGGCCTT